TATCATCTGGAGTCGACAATAAGACAGAGACAGGACCGTACAAGAGTAAGCACAGGCCTTCAAATTTTCGATTATAACTGAGTACCCCACAATGCCTGAGGGCGTTTATTGGACCGGTTACAAGGAGATTGAGGCATGCACTAGGGTTATTGGTAAGAGATATGAGAACGCAGGAAGGTTCAGGATAATAAAAGGAGAACAGTATTACGACGTAGAGACGGGCCTTTTAAGGTTTGATCGGAGTAAGAAGTTTAAGGCAAGACAACGGAAAGTATCGTATGGATGGGATTTCGCCCATGATTCGGTCATTCTTGAAAATTCCGTGGATAATTTACAAGAAGCGCTTATTAGATTGATGTGTGTGAGAAAACCCGAAATATTCGGTCTCGACGCCGCGTTACGCAATTCACAAAGGCATGCTATTGACGCACACCGTGAATTGTTTAGACACGTGTTGAACCGTGATCAAGGATTTTTCTGGCACGAAGATTTGATTGCTGCCGCAACTAATTTAGTCCCTAAACCACACGTTAAAAAGAAATTACGTATATCCTCTTGGAAGGATTGTGGAGAAACAGGACTATGCGCGCAAAAAGCATGGATAAGAGGCAACAAAGTAATTTGGAAACAGAAAATGATGGAATGGGCGAAGAGCGGGAAAATTGGACGGATCGTTGTTGACTTAGGATGTCCAGCGTCGCTGCAAGGAGCCGATATAGCTGAAGCAGCAAAAGAATTCTTATCTAAGCCGAGATACCACAGGAATTGCAAATTCGAGTATATAAAGAAATCAGATTACAAAAGTTTACACAAAATGTTTAAGGAGATGCAGAACAATCCATATAGATTTGTACTGTACGCATATTCAGATGATGCCGTCGCAGGCATATATGATAGTGTTACAGGAAAATTCTACGATTTGGATATAAGTTCGTGCGACACCTCCCATACTAGTGAATTTTTTGAGTTGATGTTTGACGTATTTAATTTCTCAGAAGCGATGAGGGAAGTATTTCGGGCGCAGATTCGAACAAATTGTGGTTTTAGCAATCCGGGCGATCGCAAGGAAAAAGTGGTATTTTCTCCACTAGATTTGTACTTACAGTCAGGTAGTACATTAACGACTTTAATAAACACTTTCGCATGGTTATGTATGTTTTGTATAATAGCAGAACTTGATGATATAAATGAACAAAGTATTGTCGACAGTTGTGCCCGTTTTGGGTATATTGTCACGATAAAAGAACATAGTAGATTCGAGCAATGCACATTTTTAAAACACAACCCAGTGAGATGTGAATGTTGTCAAGAATATCAACCAGTTATAAATTTAGGCACAGTTTTTAGGGCCTCAGGAATAGCTAAGTACACGTTACCCGGTAAGGGAAACATTGTGACCAAGGCGTATAATCACCAATCAGGAGTGATGAACGGCTTGTTGGGCGGAATTTCTAATGAATTAATACAAATGTTGAATCCGAAGACGACTGATAAGGTCATTGAAGTATGCTACCACAGAGTGCAGGACGAAAAGAAACATATTTTCTCTGATGACAACTTATTTGCTCGTTATGAGTTTACACAAGAAGACATATCCCAACTGAGACAACAAATCTCAAACATCGGACTTGGTCTTACGTGCTATTCACGACAGGTAGATAAGATATATCAGAGAGATTATGACGGTATGAGAACACCTCTCGTGGCGTAATGTGAAACGCTACAATTACCATAAAAGGGGCGCAAGTGCGCAACTACAGTTCACCTTTCACAAACAACAGGTGAAGTAGTTCTACATGTATAATGATG